AGTAAGACAATCTGACGGTTTAATTGTTAACTGTATAATTTGGGATGGAATTTCTAATTACACTCCTCACGATACAGAATATTTGATTCTATGTACAGAAAATGAAGAAGCCAGACTTGGCTGGAGAAAAACAGAATTGGGTTGGGAAAGTCAACCAGACAATAAATATTGGGACGGAACAGAATGGGCTTGGATTCCTGGTAATGAACCACTCATTATAGAGGGAGAATAAAAAATGGCATCACATATTGTATTTCCAGCAGCACCAACTAATGGTCAAGTGTTTAGCTCAGGTGACTTCACTTGGGTTTATAGTACTGCAAGGACTGCTTGGGATTTAGAAACATCTGTTGTAGTGGGGCCCACTGGACCAACTGGTTTAACTGGTCCAACTGGCTACACAGGTTATACGGGTACGCAAGGCGCAGCGAGCACTGTTACTGGACCAACTGGTTATACTGGATATACTGGCTACACAGGTACACAAGGCGCAACAGGTTATACAGGATATACTGGTTACACAGGTGATGCTGGTGGTGCTGGTGCACAAGGTGTAACAGGCTACACTGGTTACACAGGCTATACTGGCTACACAGGTGATGCTGGTGCGGCGAGTACAGTCACTGGACCAACTGGGTACACAGGTTACACAGGAACTGCTGGTGCACAAGGTGCTACAGGGTACACTGGGTACACAGGTGATGCTGGTGGTGCTGGTGCACAAGGCGCAACAGGATACACTGGATATACAGGTTATACAGGTAATGCCTCAACAGTTACAGGGCCAACAGGCCCAGCGGGTTCAGTTAACATAGAAGACGAAAATACAATCGTAGCCCTGCAGGTTTACAGATAAAAGGAGATATATATGTCAAGTTATAGTAAAGTATTACTTTCTGGTTCTACAAATGGAAAACAGATTAAAGTAGCCGCAACCGCAACAGCGGGCACACTTATTCATACAGCAGTTTCGGGGACAGCAAGTTTAGATGAAATATGGCTTTACGCTGTAAATAGCGATACATCTGCTCGCAAATTAACAATTGAGTTTGGTGGGGCAACTGTCGCTGATGACCTTATTGAAATAACAATAGCCCCTGAAGATGGTTATACTTTAGTTGTCCCAGGTCTATTGCTACAAAACGCTTTAGTAGTCAGAGCGTTCGCTGCAACCGCTAATGTTATTTTAATTAACGGATATGTAAACCGAATTTCGTAACCAAAATGGGAATTGGATTATTTAGTCCACGCCGTATTGGCGGCGGGACAGGAAAAGATAACAAAGCCAGATGGTATAAAGGTGGTGGAAGTAAGGCTATTCGTTATTGGATAAAAAGTAATAAAAAAATAATATGTGAATATTGGATTGTCGGCGGCGGCGGTGGTGGTGGGGCTTGGGCTGGCGGAGGAGGCGGTGGCGGAGGCGGAGTTATGCAAGGAAGCTTCCCTATTCTGGCCGATGTCTATTATGTCGTAGAAATTGGTGCTGGTGGAACTTCACCTACTGGTCAATTTTCTGTAAACACCGCTGGGGTAAAGAGCAGTTTTTATGAATGGCAAGATCCACCCGTTTCTGCAAAAATACCTTCTTTAAATTCACAAAGAGGACTAGCCCAATTTGGTCGTGGACTTGTAAATGATATTGTTGCGGCTGGTGGTGGAAAAGGCGGTGGTGATGCTGGCGCACCTGGTGATGGTGGCTCTGGTGGTGGCTCTGGCAGACAAAACAGTGCAACTGGAGCACTTGGCAATAGTCTGGGCTGGTATGGGTCTGAAGCATTTGGCGGCGATGCAGTAACTGGATATTCTGGCGGTAATGCTAATCAAGCACAATATGGTGTAGGTGGCGGGGGAGGGGGCGCTGGTGTTGCTGGTAATAACGGAACAGGAAACCCTGGAACTGGTGGAAAAGGTGGTGATGGAATAATTGGAGGTGCTTCTGGCACGGTTTATGGTGGTGGTGGTGGTGGTGGAAATCACAATCCAAGTGGAACTGGTGGAGCTGGCGGTACAGGTGGTGGTGGAGCTGCACAATCAGGATGTCTTAATGCCATCGCGGGCACAACAAACACGGGTGGAGGGGGCGGTGGTGCTTCTGGTACAGCGTTTATCTGTGGTCAAAGAGGTGGACCAGGTGGAAGCGGGAGATGTCAGCTAAGATTTTTAACAGCAGATCTTGCTGGATTGATTTATACCAGTAGTATCGCGCCAACAGAGTTTGCAGTCTATGGGGCCTATTCAGTTTTTACATGTAACAGTACTGCAACATTTATGTTTTCCTCCAGAGGAGGAGCTTATTAAATGGCACATTTTGTTTTGTTAAATGAAAATAATATTGTTGAAAAAATACTTGTATTTGACAACGAATATGTTTGCAATAATTTGCCCTTCCCAGAAAGTGAAGTGTATGCCTTACCAATAATTGCATCTATATTTAATGGCGTATGGAAACAAACATCTTATAATGATAATTTCCGTGGTACTTATGCGGGCATTGGTTGTACATATAACGAAGTACAAGACATATTTGAATATATTGAACCGTAGAAGGAGGCTCAATTGGAATTAGGCGATGTAATTAATGAATTTCACTACAGGAAATGTCGTGGTCCTGAAGGTGCAACAAACGAAGAATTAGTAGAAGCATTCCAATTCTTTTGTGCTAATTATGTATATATCAAACACCCGAGTAAGGGTCGTATCAAGTTTGATTTAAGACCAGCTCAAATTGAAACAATTGAAATTTGGATTTGTAATCGCAATACAATTGTTCTTAAAGCTCGTCAAATTGGGTTTTCCACATTAGCAGCAGCATATGCCTTTTGGCTTGTATTTTTCTGGGATGATAGATTTATAGTAATGCTTTCAAAGACAGAAAGAGAAGCAGGAAAGCTCCTGTCTAAAGCAAAATACATTTATAAGTTCTTGCCAACATGGTTGAGACAAGAAGGCCCAGCGTTGCTACAGAACAATGTCCTTAAGATGACATTTGATAACGATTCAGTTATTGAGTCATTGCCATCAGCAAATGAGCCTGCCCGTGGAGAATCCGTATTCTTGGCGATCATTGACGAAATGGCATTTTTGCCCAACCCAGAAGAAGCGTGGGCTTCTATTGAGCCTATTGCCGATGTCGGCGGTCGAGTTATTTGTATGTCTACGGCTAAAGGCGAGGGTAATATATTCTTTCAACTATGGCAAGGCTCTCAAAATAATACCAATAGATTTACGGGAATATTCTTTCCATGGAGCGCCAATGAAGACAGAGATAAAGATTGGTATGCCGCTCAAGAAGCAGAATTACCACCTTGGCAACTACATCAAGAGTACCCAAGTAATCCAGAAGAAGCCTTTATTCGTTCAGGTCGTCCAGTATTTGATATTGATTCACTAAATAAATTCACCCCAGAAAAACCAAAAACTGGTACTAATAAAAAGCTTTCTGACACTAGAAACTCTTATATGTTTGAAAATACAGGCGGTCCTTTGTCTGTTTGGGCTTTACCACAATTTGGAGCAGTTTATGCGATTGGGGCCGATGTTGCCGAAGGTCTAGCAAGAGGTGACTATTCTACAGCCCATGTTATTGATGCTAAATCTGGTTTGGTTGTTGCTCATTGGCACGGTCATGTTGATCCTGATAGATTCGGGGAAGATATATTATATTCATTGGGATTCTTTTATAATGAAGCATTGATTGGAGTTGAGTCAAATAACCATGGACTCACCACACTGACTTCTCTAAATAAATCTAACTATTCTAACCTATATCGTCAAAGAAGACTTACTCAACGCCATGCGGACTCCACAGAGATCTTAGGATGGAGAACAACAACACTATCCAAGCCATTGGCGATAGATGAATTAAATGCCAATTTAAGGGACGGGGTGTTGGATTTAAGGTGTGAATACACTATTGCAGAACTAAAGACCTTTGTTCGAGATGACAATGGTTCAATGCACGGTAGCCCACACGATGACAGGGTTATGTCCTTGGCTATTGCCAACCAAATGCTTAAATATGTCTGGTTGCCAGAATACAAGCCCAAAACGGATACTCCATTTGGAACCCTTAACTATTTTGCTTCTAAGATTATAAAAACAGCTAAAGTAAAAGAACGCTATCTAATCGGGGAGTTTAGCGGTTACTAATGGTATGTAACGAATTATACTAGTAATAGGAGATTTATCTATGAAATGTTTGCATTGCTCAAGGCCGATTGAATCAGAAAACGATCTAAAAAGGCTGTCTTGCTTCAAATGTCATATAAAAAATGTCCGATTGGGCTTTACTTATGGTAAAGAAAGTTTTCATGGCCCAACGATTAGAGAACAGCAAAGGTTCTATGAAGATAGCCCAGCCTTTAGATCAGGCAGAATAACTAAAATTCCTGACCGCGCAGAGCTTATCTAAGTGGAAACATTAATTGTCCCAATTTTTGTTGCTTTAATACTTGGCCCAATAACCGTATTGGTTCAAAAAAGTCGTAAAGAGAATAAAGAAGATCATGCCAATGTTCTTTATATGATAAAAAAAATTGATAAGAAATTGTCAAAACATATAAATTGGCATAAAGAGACAGGGAGCAAAGAATGAGTAAAGAAGAAACCAATAACAATCCAACAAAGAATCCAGTTAAGGTAAATATGTTTGACGCATATAAGGCGGCACAAAAGGAAATAGAAAGTCGTAAAGCACCAAGTAAAACATCAAAATGAAACAAATGCAAAACATTCTATTACGAATTGCAGCAACTTTTGCGGCATCGGGTCTTGGAATTATCGGAGCTGGAGCCATCGCTGGCGTTCCAATCATAAAGGCAGTCTTTATGGCGGGTATAGCAGGGGTAGCAATAGTGGTTGAAGGTTTGTCAAGAGCGTTTTTAAACGATGGCAAGTTAAGCCTGTCAGAAATAAATGATGTATTTTCTAAAGTAGATAAGAAAAAAAAGGAGACAATATAATGCCTAAAGTTAATGGAAAAAAATTCCCATATACAGCGAAGGGAATGAAGAAAGCATACGAAGCTGCCGAAAAGGAATTCAAGCGAGCAAAACCAGATAAGAAAAAGGGGTAATAAATGCCTCGTGAAAGTAATTTAACAAAATTATCAAATTATAGAAAAAGAATAGATTATTCTAAGAAATGGCGTAATCAAGATAATTACGACAATCTATGGCAAAGAATGATCAACCTTTATCGCGGCAGGCAGTATCGTGGTGCTGCTGTTGGCGATAGATTGCTGGTCAACATATCTTTTGCTACGATTAACACACTTGCCCCAGCGGTATCTATTGGTAGACCAAAGATTAATGTTAATCCCCGCAGACCAGAAGATGGTGATAAAGCCATTGTAACTGAATCAATTATCAACTATTGGTGGCAGCATTACGAATGTCAAGATGAGTTTCAAAGGGCGGTAAAGGATTTTCTAATCATTGGTCATGGATGGGCTAAGACTGGTTATCGTTTTGTTGAAGAAGCCAAAATTGATAAAATTGAATACAGTGCTGATGAAGCGGCAGATCCCTCAGAGACTGCAAGCGATGTTGAATCAGATTTAATTATTAGAGAAGATAGGCCGTTCTTAGAGCGCGTAGACCCATTTGATATGTTTGTTGACCCAGATGCTTCAGATATGAGCAATATTAGATGGATTGCCCAAAGAACACGCCGCACTTTAAAAGATGTACATGATGATGGGCGTTATAACCCGACAGCCAGAAAGCAAGTAACTGCAAGTACTTATCAAAAGTATACAGATTCAACTGTTAATACTCCAATTGACTCTATTAATGCCGATGATTCATACGCTGATGTTTATGAATATTATGATGTTAATACTGGAGAAATGTGTGTGTTTTCCGACTCTGGGGATCAATTTCTAATAAAGCCGATAAAGATGCCATATTCATTTGGACATCCGTTTTATATGTTGCGCAACTACGATATCCCTGGCTTCTTCTACCCAATGGGAGAACTCGAAGCGATTGAACCTTTGCAATATGAGTTAAATGAAACCCGTACTCAAATGATGAACCATAGAAAGCGTTATTCACGCAAATGGCTTTTCCAAGAGTCGGCTTTTGATG